GTCAAACTCCTGACATTATTTTTGTCAAAATGAGTGAGTGCTATTGGGTTTAGGATATCAGATACTTTACTATATGCTTCCATAGCCCAGATAACGTCGTTTGTGCCTGAACTTCTAGGCAGCACTCTTTTTTCTTTTCTCTTCTGCTTATCTCTTGAGAATCTTGGTCTTCCAGCTTCTAGTTCTGGATTATTATTTGGCATGTCAGAAATCGGTGTATCGTCTACCTTTACTTCTTCCACTTTTTCTTGACCAATCGGTAAGCCCATATTTTCAAGATAATCGTTAGAAAGCATATCTTTGTTAAGTGCGATCTTTGCAATTTCATCTCTGTGCTGTGGGTTATGGTATGGGCTAGCTTTATCTGGCATTGCATCACCCCTTCTGTCTTTTTCTTCTCTTCTAACTCTAACCCTCTCGATTGTTGGAATTTCTCTAAATCTTTCAAGAAGAGTTTCTTGAGAGATGATATCCCTATCAGCAAGCTGGATGAGTAGTTGTTTTTGTGCTGCTTCATCAGATAGCACAATTGAGTCAAAATGAATCTCGGCTGGCAGTCTAAAGCCCATAGCCTTTCTGACTATTTCTATTTCTTTTCTCCAGAATTGAGAAAGAACCTCTCTGCCATATTCAAGTCTTTCAATAAGTGTTTTTAGAGAAACATAGTTATTTGTATACCCACCGCCTGTAGCAGCACCGGTTAGTGTTGGCGGGATGCCTAAGCCAGCATAAACGCTTGTGAGTACGGGCTGATATTTCTCGGAACCAAGAAATCTATAAACCTGTGATTGACTTTCTGTGAATTTTAATTCTGGACCCCACACTAGGTCCATTGTGCCACCGCCAACATTACTAGCTAAGATATCTCTGAGCTTATTAATGGCGGCTTTAGTTGGAATAATTTTATGATCTAGGTCGCCAATAGTCCAAAGTCTAACATTAGAAATGGCCCCATCTAAAGCGGCTAAGTCTGCCAGCTTCATTTTCTCTAGCATGATGATATCATCTAGAATAGCGTAGATCATTGGATTGGCCCATAAAAGCCAATCATCTTTCTTGTAATGATAGAAAGAAACACTATCTTCATCTAGTGGTATTTTTCTCTCACCCTCAAGAAGGGTTTTTTGCAGGTCATTAGGTAATGTCTTGAAAATTGTTTTATTTGAATTTGAGCTTTTAATTAGTGACTCATAAGTGTACTTTGAAATGTTAAGCACATACTTTGGTTTACCAACAACCTGTTCACCATAATCTACAATATCAACAGCAACAGGATTTAAGAAATCATAAATCCAAGGGATTTCCCTGCGTTTTACTTTCTGATCTTGAATAATGACATCAGCGCCGCTTGTCTTTAATAATTCTCGCTCCCTATCTCTATTTAATTTAGCGTTTCTTCTTTTTACAACAACATTTCCAGTTCTGTATAAATAATTCAAGAACCTTTCTGATCTATCAACACCATTAACGTTTATAAACCACTTACGATAAAACTTTTCAACATTTTTATTTGGATGTACGATAGTTAAACCTTGGGCGGCAAAATCACTCATAAGGTCGATAACATTCCTAATGATGCCAACTTTATCATAAGCCTGCATACACATCTTAATGATGCGCTTTTGATAATTAGAGATGTGTTCTCCGGGTCTAAAATTATCGTAGTCTTCACGGAGAAAGCTCGTTCTTACTGAACGGTTAGGCTCAACATCAATATAGCTTGTGCGTCTACCATAGGCTACGGCCTTCTGAACCCCATCATAAGCATCAATATTACTTCCTGTTTGATTGTAAGCCTGTTGTTTTTGTGAGTCGCTTTCCCAAGTAAGATATAGGGGTTCTTTTGACATTAGTATTGATCTCCGTTTAATTGTATTGATAATGCGATCATATTGTATGGTACACAATTAGTAGATATTTTTGGCTTTTTCCGTAAACCAAGCTGGACCATAAAACATCTTTTCGTCACCGGAAGATCTGTTAGATGTTGCGAAACCGCCAATAGCTCCATACTCTATTATGTTTTTTTCTATGGAAAAAGCACGGGCAGACATGTTAGCAATTAAAAGGGCCGAATATCTATCTTTTCTTAATCTGCTTTTTTTTCCTGCGGCCACTTTAATCTCTGGAGTATCCCACCTCTCTCTACCTGTTGATGTTTGTGTCATAACAATCATTGACAGCTCATCTTTTAGTTCTTCAATTTCCATAACACAATCTTCAAACGTGTCATAAACTCTATTAGCCATCTTATCTTCTTCTATTGATAAGCCTATGCTTGCAGAGTCAAAGAATGGGAACAATAAAATCTTATCTTCAAAATCTTTTCTCATACCGTGATTAGCTTGGGCTAGCCAATCGGCCCTTGCAAATTGGCATGGTCTAATAATATGTAAGCCCTTATTGTCGTCAGTGTCTTTAGGCTTGTCTTCTTCGATTATTGGCCAAAGAGCAACCTCGCCCTCTGATATCTTGTCTTTATCATGTAAAGCCTCCATAACGGCTATACCGCCACCCTGAGCGTCAATTGCTATTTCAACACATGGGAAAACCTTCATTAATGCTCTGATCTTTTTGGCGCAATAGGAGTAAAAGTCTTCTTCGTCTGTAATCATCGATTTGACTTTATTCTTATGCTGCTGCCTTGTTGTGGTCCAAGCATAAACTATTCTTCTATGGTCCTCGTTAAGTTCAATAACAACAATGCTAAAGTTATCTACTTCAGAAGCGGGGTCAACACCAAAGATATACTTCTTGTCTTTGTTACCCCTTAGCATCGCACCAAAATGAATATCACCAGACGGCAAAGATATTGGATTAGTCATGGACGCTGTACAAGCTTCTAATAGGCTTCTCTTGAAAAACCCTTGACTATCTGTTGTAAAACAAGCCCCATATTCCATATTGTAAATACCGGAATGTATTGTGGCCTTCGCTCTTGCTATCTGTCCTTCATCCATAAAGCCAGATGGTAACTTATCTACAGGCATACGTATAATTGAATATTCTGTCCAATCAAATTCAGGTGATGGCAGTTCACCAAATACATCTTTCAATAAGTTTGGATCGCCCTTACTATTTACGATAGATTTATATCTTTTCCAGTAATCTGAAAAGTGATTGAAGTCATAATATGCCGTGCCAGACAAAACTATCTGATTAGACTTTTCGTTGAATTCTTTAACTTCTTCTTCAATGTTTATACCTAGTTCAATAGCCTTCTTTGCCTTTGCTCTTTGTTTTACTTTATCAATTGGTGAAGCGGAAACAGCCGCGAAACCGGCAACAACATTTTCAAAGATATCTCTTGGTATAGACGCAAATTCGTCAGCAATAATATCGTTAGCTCGTTGACCTCTAATCTTTGATCCGTCACCAAGTGGTAGACATGTGATTGTACTATGATTTATATGCATGACACATCTATCAACATCTCGCCTTGGTCCACTGTTATTATCGCACAAATCCCTAAGTATAGGCGCGTTTTTCCAAATAGTATCCATATACTCAAACAAAACTTTTGACTGTCTAAACGCCGCACCAACAACAATAACTTTTCTTCTTGGCATAAATAAAGCACGAAGCAATGGGTAAACAGAGAGGATGAAAGATTTACCCATGCCTCGGCTACCAATTAACATTGGAAATTTTCTATTCCAAAGTTCATACAAGATAAGAGCTTGAAAAGGAGATAATTCAATGTTAAGTATATACTTACACGCAAAAGAAAAGTATTCTGGTCTCATCATGAGCCAAGCTATTCTTTCTAGTAGATCGTCATTATCAGAACTGTCAATGACGAAATCCATAGGGTTAAATAGCTTATCTTCATCTACAGCTATTCCTAGCCAAGCATCATCCAGTATTTGTTGATTGTTCATTCTTGTCGAAAATGAAGTCTATGACTTCTTTGTTCCTTGGGTCATCTATTAGTCCTATTAGCAGTGTTGATAACGAGTTTACAATTCTCTCTTCCTCTTCACCCTTTGAAAATCCCAGAATGTGCCAAGCTGCATGTAGGATCTCATGTAAAAGTGTGTCCCTTACTATTGCCGGGGAAGTGTCGCAATAAACACGTATTCTTCTTTTATCATCAGAACAATCCCCATAAGCGTCTGTATCTTCGAAAACCTTGTGGGACATTTCTAATACTAAGTATTTATGCCCCATGACATAGACAGAACTAGGTAGCTTCTTCATTTTCTTCTTCCTTGTGAAATAGTTCGTTGAGCCTTTTGAAAATGCTATTACAAACCAAGAAAGCATTATTTTTATTGCCAGCAAAAATAATTTTGGTATCATACCAGATTTGAAACTCCAGCAGGCACTTTAATAAATACTTACCCGTGACCTTAACTTGCGACCTTAACTTTGATGGTACACGCGATCCTTCTGGATATCTCAAAACATCAGCCATATCAAATTCGCACACAAGAAACGAAAAAGGAAAATCTCTCATCCTTTCCATTTCCGCATTAAAAGCACCCTTCTTTTTACCTAAGTTCATAGCTATTTCTGAAGCACACGCTTTTCTTTCGATACATACAACCTCTTCAAAGCCCCTCAGAGTATAATCACCAGTATGTAAAGTACCAATCTCCATACCGTCACATTTATCATACTCTGAGAAAAACCAGCCATCCTGTTCTCTTGTATCTTTAATTACTTTATAGTTCGGTACTTGTTTCTTTTTTGCCATTATTTATTAGATTAACGATCTTTACAGTATCGCCCTCTAAGCTGATATTAACCGTGTGCCTATGGCTTCTACGATACTTGCCATGAACAAAGCTAAAATCAGATACATTTACTCCACTGACGGTTGCTTCACCGCCATTCTCAATAATATTCTCAATTTTTTCAGTTAAAATAGCCCTCATATTTTTCTGTGGGGCTACAACTTCGGGTTTTTCTGGTACGATTTTTTCGTTTTTATCGAACCAAGATGGCTTAAAGTTATCCATTAGTATTTCTCCTAACTATTTCTGTAAAGAAATTAATATAACTAGATTCTTTACCTGTTATTTTTTTGTGGCAGAAATTACATAGAGTAATTCCGTTTGATACATCGAAACGCAGCGAGGCCGCTGAAGCCCACTTGATTATGTGGTGAACGTTCAGCCGCCTCTTATTATTACACATTTGGCATTTATATTTATCTCGTTTTAGAACTTCTTTTCTAAAGCTCTTATACGCTGGATCATCGTAGTTTCTGCGCATCTATATCACTTTTGACCATTCTTTGTACCAATTCTTCAAATGGTATAGTGGGCCTCCAGCCAAGCTTTCTGTTAGCTTTTGTGGGCCTGCCCAATAAATAGTCAACTTCTGCTGGCCTGTAAAATTCTGGATCTACTACAACAAGATCGTCCCAGTTATCAACCCCAACATAGCTAAATGCTAAATCTAAGAATTCCCGCACAGAATGGGTATCATATGTAGCGACCACATAATCGTCTGGTTCTGGCTGTTGTAACATCAACCACATGGCCCGCACATAATCTTCAGCATGGCCCCAATCTCTTCTGGCCTCTAAATTTCCCAATCTTAGTGGCTCGACTTTAGATTTATCTTC